CTGCAGTAAAGGTGAGTGTTGTACCGTCTGGCACAGTGAACGCATCAACACTTTCCTGTACGACACCATCTACAGATACAATGATATCTTCCTGCGTTACTGTGTGGCTCAAAGTAAACGTAGTTGTAGACCCGTCACCATTAAACTCTTGGGTGGCAGGTCTAGCCTGAAAACTTGCAGTGATGGGATTACCGATTAAAGGCATGGGCTATTCCTTATGAACTGATGGTGTCAACTACAGAGACCCAAACATCTGCGCTGCTTGCGGTATCGGACTGTACCTTTAGTACGTCACTTGCTTGCATCACAACCTTTGCTCCACCATCAAGTACCTGCAAAGCTGACCCTGCAGGTATAGGTGCGTCTTTAACAATGTAATAGTCGTTAGACCCATCGTTAATAAACACGTCCATGTTGATTTGGGAAGTTGTAACATTAGCAATATTGATACCGATAAGAGCATCATCGGAATTGGCGGTACGCATAGTCACTGCGGCTGTGCCTACATTCCTTGCAATGTTTCTTTCAAAATCCTGTGCCATGATTTCTCCTAATTAATTAAGTATAATTATATCATACTTATACACGTTTGTCAACTACTAAAGAGCAATTGCCATCGCCACTGCAAAACCAGCAGTAGCACCCCCACTAGAAGGAAGGTTAGTTAACTGAGACCCATCTACTGCAGGTAATCTAGCTGAACCATCTAGTACAACTACGTTACCTGCTGATGTACCTGTGTCTGCAACTGCTGCTGTACCCAAACCAAGTGTAGTACGTTGTGCTGATGCATCTGCATCATCTAGCAGTGCCTTACCTGCCGCTGTTAAATCATATACGGCTGCTGTACCAGAACCAGTAAACTGAATACCTTTATCTGCGGCAGATGTTAGACCAGCAAGTGCTTGTAACTCTGCATCCAGACGTGCGTTAGCAACCGTGCCAGATAACTGTGAGGCATCGATTGTTTTGTTAGTCAGGGTTTGTGTGGCTGTTGTACCTACAATCTCCTGATTACCACCTGCAGGTAAGGTCAGTGTGTTTGTTACGCCAGCAGAGTGAGGTTGTGGCTGAACAGTTTGTGCGTGAGCATTACTAGACTCGCAGTAGAACTTGACCTGCGAACGTGTGCCTGTACCTGTACGGATGTCAACAAGACCGTCAGAGATAGACACACCACCTGACGAACCATCACCATCTAGGTTTACGACACCAGTTCCGTTTGGCAAAATATCAATGTTACCATTAGATGTAGATACGATGTCGTTACCGTTTACATCTAAGTTACCGCCAAGCTGTGGGGTTGTATCAGAAACAACATCTGTTAAACCACCTGCTGCACTAACAAGATTGCCGACAGTCATCTTACGTAATGCTGCTGCTGAATTGTCGTACAACAAAACTAAATCGTTTGTGGTATCTACGGATGTCTCTGCGGTTTGGCCTGTGATAACATTAGCGTTGACCATTGCAGTTTCAACAGCGTTGTTTGCAATAGTTACTGCACCAGCACTACTAATTGTCACGTCACCAGATACAGCAACAGGATTAAAGTTTGTGCCATCCGCTACCATGATATGACCAGAGGTATTTGTACCCATAGTAATATCATCACCAGTTACAGTAAGGTCTCCTGTAACAGTTAGGTTATTGCCTATTGTTACATTATTAGGCAACCCAATAGTAAGTGTTTGACCAGAGGCAGATGTCTCAATCTCATTAGATGTGCCAGCAATAGTTAAAGACTGTGAGTCTAAGTCAATAGCACCTGTACCGCTATCACCTGCAATGTCCAAGTCTTCTGCAGTAATCTGTGTGTCTACATAATCTTTAACAGCGGCAGATGTGGGTATTGTTGTGTCATTATCATTTGAGCCAATACCTTCTGACTCTAATACTATTGTGGCAGCTTTAAAATTGTCTACTTCAATATTAGATACAGTATTATTGTCTACATCAATTGTTTTATTTGTGAGTGCTTGCGAACCTGTTAGTGTAGCAACTGTGCTGTCAATGGCAAAAGTAACTGTATTACCTGAACCGCTAGTATCAATACCAGTGCCGCCAGTAAAAGTAAGAGTTTCACTGTCTAAGTCAATAGATAGTGCGCCACCACTGTCAGCTTGAAAATCTAAGTCTTCTGCAGTTAGCTGGGTATCTACATATGCTTTAATAGATTGTTGTGTAGCTAAAGCAGTAGCACTATTAGAAGACATATTATCTTCGTCAAGAATATCTGTAACAGTAGTAGTGGGCATAGCCAGACCATCAATGGTGGCTGTACCGTCTAAATACAAATCTTTAAACTGTAAACTGCTTGTACCTAAATCTACATCATTGGTAGTAACTGGAACAATAAGACCATCTTGAAAACGAATTTGTTCTACAGTGCTGCCTGATACATCTACAAATACCCCAATACGATTGTTAGTATCATTTACAACAACTTTGTTTAGTGGGGTAGCAACACCGGGGTCGCCAATTAAACCAATAACTGGACCTTCACCTGCAGTGCCATCGTGTTTGTGACCAGTAGATATATTAAAGACGCTGACAAGTTGATTAAACTCGTCATTACTGTCTGATGCTTGGATAATATCACCATTAGCATACGTAGACTGTCTTGTATAACCTGCCATACTTTATCTCCTAGCCCCTACTGAAAACTCTAACTGAAAACCCTTGAGTGCGTAAGGAGCAGATGTTCCTCTGTCATTAACCCTAATTGCCATACTAAAACCACTACCTTCAATAGGCTGTCTAAATAGCGGATTTACCTGACCGCCATAAGTTGCTGTACCATAAGTAGACGTACCGTAAATAGCAAAGATACTAGCACTACTGAATGGGTAAGCAGCAGGTCTGGCTACACTTGCTGCCTCATAATCATATCTAATAAATAAATCTGCATTAACTGCAGCTTCAGGCGCATAGTTTACAATAATACGTTGAAATGCTTTTCTTATACCTGCATCACCCATAGTAAGGTCTGGTGAACGATACTTAGCATCTACATTATTACCATCAAAGTTATCGCCTTTTTCTTGACGATATACATAACCATCATACTCACCGTGAAGAATAATACTTTCACCTTGAGTAACAATATAATCTGTGCAGCTAGGTCTTATACCAAGCATGTCAGCATATTCATAGCCGTTCTGCTTACGTACCCCTATAACACCTTTTGTTAATTCCCGTGTTGTGTTCGCATTTGAAAAAAACAAACGGTACTGTGTTTTATCTGGTATAACTAAACTGTCAAACTCGTCAACGTCTGTCAAACTTTCAAAACGAGGTTTTATTTGTCGGCTAATTGTACCAAGTTCAACATCGCCAATTTTCTCTGTACCAGCAACTGTACGCAGTCCATCTGGACCTAAGAAGATAAGATCACCACCAACTTCCTGAATAGTAAACCCATTTACACAACCAATTTCACGTGTAACAGGTTGTAGTATAAAGTCAGCAATTGTATTGCCTACCAGCTTAAAGATACGTTCTTCACAAAATATAAATAGCTGGTCACGAAACGGAAACAATCCAGTAATAGGACTATCTGTATTTATACTACCTGCGCCATTTGCTGTACTAAAATCGTTATCCGTAAATGGTGCAGTAAAAACTATTTCTTCTGGTGTTGCAGACATACCAGCAAAAAACAGTGCGTCTTTGTGTCCTACTACAAACTGAGGGTCAGACGGTGCGCCAGTTGCATTGAGGTCAGTAACAGTAGTGCCATCATACTTGGTCGCATTATTTGCGCCATCAGCCCATACGATAAATTCTGTGCCAGCCAAATTGTAACGAAAGTGTGTATATTTACCAGCATTAGTTCTACCTGTATCAATCTGCGTCCATGAACCTGTTGTTCCAGCTTCGTGTATTTTGCCACCACGTGCTGCAATAACTTTGCCCTTAAAGTAGGCTGACATTAGTACCTTTTCACTAGATGACGCATCCTGTGGTACAATATTGCTGTTCCACTTTTCGTAACCAGAAATACGCCTGTATCCACCTGTTACCGCTGGCTCAAAATTTTCTAATTCTAAAGCTGAACCCGGGGTAATAGAAAACGTAGATTGGTCTAATATTAAACCACCTTCGCAAGCAAACACATAAGGACTAAGCTGGGCTTCATCTGCCATGTGTCACCTAAAACATTGCTACGTTAATGCCGTACCTTTGTGAGTGCGGTAAATAAGTTGACCTTACATAATCTGCTCTGTTAAGCAAGATTGATTGCATGTGCTTGATACCTTCTTCAAATCTAGAAAAGTTAATACCATATTGCTGTGCTTCACCACGATACTGATAAGCATAAGCAGTAGCACCATCTGCAATCACCTGACGAAACTGTTCAGGTATGGTTGGAACATCTGTTGCTGCTGACAAAGCTGTAGGCTTGTCAAAATATTCATACTTTAGTTCATACGCTTGGTCAGGATAAGGATACAAACCATAGTTATTATCAGGTGTACGGAACACAAAGATAGGTACACCACCTACACCTGTTGTACTTTCTTGGTCAATAAATCTGTCTACATATTCTTTGTAATCAAGTACACGTAATGTTGTACCAGCTACGCCAAGAGTATTGTCTTTTGATATTCTAAATGTTTCATAGTCTACATGCGTTGCTGTAGTAGGAATAGAGTAACGTGTTGTATTAGCTGTTAGCGTTACTGTATTAGTCGCATGTGAAAAAGGCCAACCATACTCACGCTGGTTGACGTAGTTAATAGCATCGTTTACTGCATTTTGACATTGTATTTGATATCCACGTGCATTAGCAAAATTAGATGCAGTAAGTTGCACCTCATTCATTCTTGCCAGCACTTCGTTTGTCAAGCCTAAGTAATCATATGCCATCTGTAAATCCTAAAAGAGTAAGTGAGGGCAAGTTGCCCTGCCCCCACTAAGTGATTACTTATGCAAGTGTATCACGGTCTACTTCGTCAGCAGCCATGTCACCTTGGTCACTGATGTCCATCATTACAGCGTAAGCACGTAGCTTACCTGCTGAAAATGACGCACCACTACCTGCCAACACAAAGTCAATTGTGTCAGAGGAAGTAGATGGTGCTAGTCCATCAATTGAAACCTGCGGAGCGTAATCGCCATCAGATGCACCGTCAATGTCCAGTGCGGCTGCAAACTCATCAACATCACCACCAGTGAAGCCAAGAGCAGCAGTTGCATCTGTACCTGTATTCATAGTTGCAGATTCTACAACTTGAAA